TGTTAGATACTCCATATACATCACGAGTATACAGATTAGGCTGTGCAGGGCTATAACCAGTTACGCCCGGTTCGCCCTGAATCCAAAATTGACTACTCTGACTGACAGCAAAGTTATACACGCCGCCTCTGAGTAGGGTAAGAGTTGGATTAACAGCAGCACCGCCGCTACCTAACTCACTGATGCTATATCCATTTGGTATATCAGTGACAACATAATCTTGAGTTGCAAAAACTGTAGCTGCACTTACTGTTACGGCAGGTGCACCGAACGGCAACCAGTAATACTGGTTGTAGTTGATTAACTTGTCAAGGTTTGTAAACGAATCCCATGAATAAAATTGACTTTCAAAAAGTCTAGAATTGTTGTTAGTTACTGCACCCTGTAGATTTAGTGCATCGACCATACCGGGATAGCTAATAAAATCTTGGGCAATTTCTTCGTCTTTTTTAGTAAAGACAACTGCCGGATCTAATTGGTAGTCCGTACGAATTTTAGTAGGTTCAATTACGTAGTTGTTTGTCGCATTGATGCCATACCCGAGTTTGCTACCCACATAGCCTTGAATACGCATAGTATTCGGCGGATTAACAATTTGATCGAGCGTTGCCGCCAAAAATTCACTATTGGTTGATGTCTGAAAAATTTCCGGGAGGAAGTCTAATGTTCTAATTCTAGCCATGTATATACTTATCTTACCTGTAATTCGGCGGGTGTGAGTGCTGGAATCACGACCACATCATTTGCTGTTGCTGCGTTAACAAAAATCTCGTAGGGCATACATTTTATCTCATATAAATCTCCGAAACTCATAGTTGGGTCATTCGGTACAAGAACAACTGAACTAAGTAATGAACCTACTGATCCGTGTAAGTAGGCGGTAAGTTCTGAGAAGTAGAAGGTATCTCCAAAATCCCAAAAATTGATGTTGAAGTAATCATTCATTGCTGCTAATACTGCACTTCGAATTTCGCTATCGCTTGCATTAATACCTGGCGCTTTGATTACCTTGACAGTAGAACGTAATGCAGGATCTGCCTTAGGACCAAATAGAGGTTTAAATACCACACTGTTTAATATGAGAGCATCGCTCATCATTTTATAATTTTGTACTTCACCATACTCTTGTTGTAGTTGCCCGATAGTAGGTCTTGTTGGTTCTGGAATCGTGTTCGTTGTATCTACAATATAGTTTTGATATGCAGTATAATATGCCTGAGTAACAACATACAAGTCAATGATGTTTGTTGTCACTGGATCAATTCTTGCAGTGTTGTTACTGTTATGTCTGTACTGGTAGCTTAGTCCTTGACGACCAGGCTTCATTGAATATTGAAGCTGTTCGGTTACAATATAGAATGGTGTGGTCTTAGTTTGATCTTGAATGGTTTTATAGAATTTATTTTCAACATAAGCATAAAATAATGTGCCTAAAGGATAGTCGTACTTACTAGTTTCAACTTGACTCTTGTTTGGGTAGATGTAAACTACGTCACTTGAAGGTACAATATATTGGCGTGTTAAGTTAATAGGATCTTGCACGGTTTCAAAGAACACATAGACACCGGTATTAGCATTATTATTTTGATAGCCAGTAACTTCGTTAAAGAAGTCTGGGTTTAATATCAATTGACGATTGTTTACATCGGTGGCTGCTACTTCGACTTGGAAGTCATTTACATATCCATCGCTTTCAACTGTCTGTCCTAAAATATTTACTTTAAGATCGACCCCTAAAGGTGTACTTGTACCAAATTGCGAATTGACAGCTAGCACATTAATAAAGTCTTGAATAATTTTACCTGAGAAGGGATCATATACTAATTCATCTGGACTAAATGTAAATCTTGTATCAGCAACACTACCAAAATAGTAAGTAAGTGCCTTATATGTAATCATGTAGGTATTGGCACCGGTGTTGTCAAATTTCACAAAATAGTTACTATCATTAAACGAACTAATACTCCAGCGTTCTTGATTTACTAATAGGCTATTGTCAAATATTAAACTAAAATCTTGCTGTAATTCCATTTTGATTAGGCATTCTTGAATCAATGTAGTTGACAAAGAGTTGTCAAACACTGGAATGATTTGTGTGAGTATTACACCTGCGGGCACGTAGCCATTAACTTTAATTGGTCCGGCTCCATTAGCAAAGCTACCACTTCCGTTATTACTGCCGTCGCCTACAACGCTTAGGACAGTTGTCCAAATATATTCATTTTCAGCACTTGGCGCAATGCCCGGTACTAATCTATTCGTAGTGAGATCAAAATAATATCCTGCAGGTGCGTTGAATTTTAATATTGCACCAGTAGTCAAATACTTTAGATTTGTCGTATTGAATGTGCCTACAGTCTGCGGCTGTTCTAATGACCCAGACACTGTGTAAACATAACCTGATTCTGCGCCAGTATCAACTGAACTTGTCTTCCAATACACGACTTGGTCAGCGGGTGTTGTTGGAGCGGTAAGAGAAGTTACAGTATATCTAGGATAATTTTGTATGTAATACTGAGTAGCACGATTCAATGACAATACACTTGAAAGAGTATCAGTAAAGAATGCGATAACATCACTAGTAGTATTAATAGTTAAAGACAAGAATCCGTCAGCAGTATCTTGATACAATGCCCCGTCACTACCAAAGCTGTTTGTGCTTGAGTACTTACCGGTTGGGTCAAGTAAATCCAGATTCTTACTAACACCGATACTTGAACGGTTAATAGCTTTACTCTTAACAATTGAACTGTACAATGTATACGGGAAGTTGTTATAATCTTCACCGTTGACCATACGATTTTGTGTATAGTAGCGAGTTGGGGCACGAAGCTTGATTTCATCAAGTGGTTCACGCTGTTGTGCAGTAGTTACTGGAGTAGGCAATTCAAGATTGAATGTGATTGTTTCGAACTTGCTTGCTCTGCTCAAGTATGTGAACGTGACGCTAACGCCAGACATTTCAATAGGGTCAATCGTATAGCTCAATGCGTTACCTGCTCTTACATAAGCAGTAAAGTTTCCGACAGGAATAGCACTGAATACGCCGTCACCGAACACGTAGGATACTTGGTCATTGAAGCGGCTGTCAACTGAATAAATTGCTCTTGAGGACGCTTCTGTTTGTAGATAAGCATCAGCATATACATTCTCTACCTGATTCCACTGTGATAGACTACCGTCTTCTAAGACTTGATATAGCCATGTGTCACTGTTATTGATACCTTGAATATCGATGTCAGCAGTTTGGTTACTTATTTGCTGTTGGAAAGTGAAGTCGTAAGTTGTCAACGAACCTTGCTTGAAGTAGAAGAAGAATCCTGTTTGTGGGCTACCGAAGCCTAATTTATCGTTACGATATAGTACATTAAATTGTCCGCTAGGCGCAGGTGGAATTTCGTAGATGTAGTCAGTGTCTATAGAACTAGCACTTACTAATTCAAAATTCATATTGATGCCATCAACTGTGCTATCGAAAGGAACAATAGGCAAAACATCATTGGGGATAGCCATACTATATTCAGCGGTTGTTACCCCTAGTAGGTCTTGGACATTTCCTGGCTTACCGATCTTCTGAGTATCAACTAGCGTTGCATTAATAATAGTATTAAACTGTTCGAGCCAATTAGGATTCGCAGGGTCGTTCCAAAGAATAGTCTGATTGCTTAGATTCATACCATTGATGTCATTAAGATTTTGCGTAGTGCTTATGCTTGTTACCTTTAGATAACCCTGTCCTGCAATGTTTCTTTTTGGAGTGTAGCTTACAAGATTGGCAAGCTTGATAACACTGTCTCTACGTTCAGCAGTGTCGATGAAGTTTTCACGAGCATTCAAGTCACTGCGGAATGCAAGACCTTGACCCATAAAGGCGATGACATCAAGAAGCGCAATGAATTCACTTGATTCAGTGTAGTCGTTAAACGTTTCTGGATAGTATAGTTGTAGGTAATCGATGAAGCTCTTACGCAGAGTTTCGTAATCATAACTTCTGAAGTCGGCTTGATTGAAGGTTTGGTAAATAGTTTTCCAATCGTTCAAACCGAATAAAGCTGATTGTCTAGAACTTGTTGCCATATGGTATCACTCTTTTAAAGTATTTATCTTTGTAAAAAAGAGCGATTTTTAGCTTTACTGGAAGCCGGCAGTACCTGTCTGTTGATTAAGAAAGACCGAAATTAACTGTGCTTGGTTGAACGGAACTACTGCCATTTCTAATTCAATTAGTATTCCGTTATCTTTTGGATACACACTTATCGTGGCGATAGTAATTCGTGGATCACTATTAGCTACTCTACGCACTTCTTCTTGGATTGAATACACTACATCCGCAGTATTAGGATCGAAAACAAAGTCCCATAGTTTAGTACCATATCCCGGCTTGCCTACTTTAGTACCCTGTCTAATGTTGAATGCATTGATAAAATCTTGAATAACAAGCTGTTCATCAACTAATGCATACTTTTTACCCCAGTAGATAGGTTGTCTGATGCCGCCAGGGCCGCCATCCGTTCCGGACGTAGCATTAGTCGTCTTTGGCTTGTCAGCATTAATACTTGAATATCCATAATATTGTGGCATACTATTATTTAGTTCCTAGGTTAAGTATATGTAGCGCCGGTTGATGGACCCACGATTCCAGCAAGTGAGTTATTAATATCTTGCTCGGAAGAAGATTTTTTACTTTGTAGCATCGTCACTGCGGTAGATCCTTGACCCTTCACTGATTTGACTGCGGACCTAGTAGCATCTGATGAGGTTTTCTGCAATATTTCCATAGCACTAGATTTAATAGTGCTTACTGCTTCACCCAACTGACTACTATTAAGCATATTAGATGCAGTCTTTCCTGCATTGTTGATAAGTGACTTAACATCACCTATTGCATCTTCTCCTATACTATCTGCCTTCTTAAGAAGTGATTTATACTCACTGTCATTAATCAAACTATCTAGTAAGTTTTGTGCAGCAGCGATTCCCCGGTCACCGGCTGGAAGATCAGATTCAGCTTGGAATAACTTATCAGTGGCATCCTTAATCTTTTGATCCCAACTTTCTAGTTCGTCAAAAATCTTAAATGCATCTTTATTCTGCTTAATCAATTGCTCTACTTGATTGACAACACTACTCTTGATGTCCCCGAGAAGATTTGGTAGAGGAATTTTGATATTATCTAGTAATGTTTTAACTTGAATATCTACTGAGTCTCGGTCAAATGTATTGAAGCTAACTGTTGGAAGTTTTACTTTGGCAGGTCCACCTGCTCCCAATGCTGCTAGTCCAGACAATAACCCAGCAGCTTTACCTAACGGTAGTGCAGAAGAAATTAAGTTTGTTAGTCCGCCTTCTTTACCTAACACGCCCTTCAATTTAGAATTAATAGAAGATGTTATTCCATTGATATTTTTAATGCCTTCATTTAGTGCAGAAGTTTGTATATTCTTTACCAGGTCCCCTAACATTTCAGTACCAGGCAGGCTGTTTATAGCATCAGCCGCATTGTTCATAACAGCACCTACAGACTTAAGCCCACCTGGTAAATTATTAATTCCGCTAGCGAGGGCGGATGCTCTTGCTGAACTTGCGCCGCTTTGGATAGCAGTGGCTGCGTTACTCAACTCTCTCATATCGCCGTTCGCAATAGCGGGTCCCGCACCAATTATACCACTGATATCGTTCACTGCATTACCGATAGCAGTGATTGCTTCTTCAGCATTAGTAGGAGTCAACGGCAGCGAAGTGGCTACACCGGTAATATCAGTGTTGATCTCATTGAAAACATTATTCAACGTATTCATTGGATTAACAATTGAACCTAAGTTATCAGGTATCCCGGTAGCTAACCGAGTAGTGTCACTGAATGCTTTGGTCAATCCAGTTATTGTAGCTACTGCATTTCCACCGAACTGAGAAATAATATCATTGCTAACACCGCTTGTCGTATTATTGGTAACTACTGCGCCTATCTGATTTATTAGATTAGCCGATTGTCCAGCGTAACCATCACCAATTGAGTTAAGTTGAGTTTTTACTTGTTTGAATGCTCCGGTGATTCCAGCTACAGTATTGTTATCAAGCAATTCATTTATATCAGTGATTGAGGTTACCCCATTCTCATTGATGAATTGATTTAATAAGTCAGAGCCTTCTCCGACAATTTCACTTGCGCTACTAGAAATGCCTGCAAGAGTAGCAGCAGTTGCTTTGGCAATCGCAGAAAGATTTTGCGGTACGCCTGCCTGAAGCGGCTTCAAACTATCTCTGATACTAGTAAAGGCTGCCCCTGCTGGTCCTTTAACTGACTCTACTAGATCAGTGAATGACGGGCCGTCGCCGCCGCCAAATAGACCTCCGAGTTTACCAGCGAGTCCAGAAATGTCTTTGATATTCTTAAGCCCACTGAGTCCCTTTGTTAAGCCCTTAGCTGCATTCGATATGCCGCCAAGCCCGCCCAATTTGTTTGCAAGACCGGCTGCTGCTGCACCCGATCCGATTGCTTTTAATGCAGTACTAGCTTGACCCAGAGCGCCATTTAATTGTCCGGCAACGTTTGTAAGTTGTCCGGTAACTTTGTTAAGATCTGAAGTTATGCCTGCCGTAGCTGAGCCTAAGGCGCCGGACACTGTAGCTGATAATGAACCAGAAATATTGTTGACCGCTGAGGTTGCTACACCTGAAATACTCTTAACTGCATTTATAGTGGGTGTAAGACCTACTGTGGCTGCGGCTGCAACTATACCTGCACTCTGAGTAGGTGCTTCTTTGCCGGTCAGTGCGCCGATCTTGCCCAGAGTATTTTGAGCTTTCTGCATTGTTGTAACCATGGCTGTAGTCTGTGATGCGGTATCTGATATGAAAGACTTTAGGTCTACAGCACCAGGCTTACCGGTGAAGAGTCCTTTAGGCATAATACTTTCAACGGTAGCCCCTGCTCGTTGTGCCAATCCATTAATAAGCGTGTCTGCACCCGGCTTTAATATATTTGCGTTAACAAGCTGAGTAGGAGTTTGAGCATATGTACCTACAGCGACGATATTGCCTTCGCCGTTAATGACGCCGCCGGTCGATCTAACAATAGCAGCGCCTGCCGTTACAGCTTGCTTAGCAACACCAACAGCCGCACTTGTTGCAATACTGCCCATTACAGCGTTAGTTACTGTCTTGTCAACTGACTTACTGATTGTCTTAGTGTCCGGCGCAGAAGCAACAGTTGCAATAGCAGGAGGCAGTGCCCCTGAAGCAAGTCCTTCTTGATTTGCTTTTTGCACACCACTCGAAGGGGTTACGGGTAGACTCTTAACGGCATCAAGTGTACTCTTAACATCAACACCTTGTCCAGCATTGCTCCAGGGGTAGTGAGCCGGAGTTCTTGTAGTGACTGTCAATAGTTTACCCGGCGCAGCAATAAAGCCTTTCTGCTCATCATGT